TTAACAGCTACTAATCCAGTTTCTTCTTTTGATTCTTCATGTAAATCAACAACTTTATCATCATGTTTTAGTGAAATTAAGTTTTGAATTTGGTTGATTTCTTCTGTATATCCTTTAATTTCTTCCATTAATGAGTTCGCTAACTCAGTTTCTTTATTGTTAATAGCATTTTCTGCCATAGTTACTTTTTCTGCTTTTAATTGCATTAATTCTCTTAGTTTTTTATTCATATTCATCTAGATTACCTCCAAAAATTCTAAATATTGTTTTGCTCGCTCCGTTTGATATTCATAGTTTTCTTTAATCAATTCTTTTGGAGCATTTTTAAATTTGTGTGCTTGTTCTTTAGTTAAGCACGCTGCCATTTTAACTGGCTCTGAAACTTCATCACAAAGGCCTAAGTTGAAACACTCTTCTGCATTTAACCAGCTTTCTTTGTTCATTAGTTCTCTGATTGTAGTTTCATCTGTCTTATCTTTAACTTTTGCAAGATAAGTATTTACTATCGTGTCATTGATATGATCTAAATCATCCGCCATTTTTCTTAGGTCATTTGCATTACCATATAATCCAGTCCATGCGTTGTGAATCATCATCATTGCATTTTTTGGCATTACTATTTTATCCGCCCCCATTGCTATTACTGTTGCAATCGAAGCAGCTAAACCGTCAATATATGCTGTAACAAAGCCTTTATGGTTCTTGATTAGTGTATGAATTGCTTGACCGTCAAACACATCTCCTCCGTTTGAGTTAATATGCAAGTCTATTGATGTATTTTCTCCTAGACTCTTTAATTCCTCTGCGAATAATTGTGCTGTTGACTTGTCTTCCCACAACTCATATCCAATGTCAGAATAGATGAAAATTTCTGCCTTACCTTCATTTAAGGCTTTAATCTTCCACTTCTTCACTACTTTTTACACCTGCCTTCCACAGTTGATATTCTTTAATTGTGTCTACTGGAGCATAGTTTAACGACATGAATCGCATTTCTCCATACTCGTTATCTATCGTTGACATATCCTCTGAACGTAATATGTCGTTGATTGTGTAAACTCCGACATGTTGCATTTTCTCGTAAAATTCTGCTCGTGATTTTTGGTCCGCTCTTAATTCTGCTTCCATATTGAATTTGAAATAATATCCACGCTTTTTATCTAGTTCTGTTAGTATCTTAGAATTTAACTCAGATTCAATATTAGTAACGTAAGGTAACATAACGTTTTTCACATAGTCCATTGATTGTGTTAGTGCGTTAGAGTGAGTTAAGCCGCTATAGTCTCCGTATTTATACGGTGGAACTTTAAATATACTTGCAATTTCTGCCTTGTTATATTTCATTGTTTCAATAAACTGTGCGTCAGATTGTGGTATCCCAACACTTTGATAATCTATATCTGGGTTTAATATAGCTACGTTATTGTTCTCAAGGTGCTTTTTCCATGATTCCGCAACTGTTTCTTTGTTTTCGGTTGTTAATGGTGTACGTGTTGACTTAAGTATTGCAAGCGGAATACCTTCCCTTTTGAATAAATTAGAAGCCATTTCACGCCCTTTTTGGTTACCTTGAATACTTTCCCTTAATACTTGTACAGGAGAGCGTCCTATTAATCCGTTAATCGACAAGTTTTTAAAATGTAATAGTTCTTCTGCGTTTAACACAACTGCTTTACCTTTATACATTGTGTGGTACGTTACAGTGTTAGTTTCTGCGTTGTATAATACTTTTGTTTCTCTAGGATCTAGCGGTACGATTTCTTTTACTTGTCCTCGCTTATCTATTTCTAGATAGTGATAACTATTTCCCCACAAATTTAATTGTGTCATTACTAAGTGTTTCCACTCGAAAGAAGTCATGTTCCTATTTGGTTGATCCTTAAGCAACGGATATGCTGTGTGATGTTTCGCTTTTTCCACTGTTCCGTTAACATCTTGTAATAAGTTCAGCGGGTATTTTGCTAAGTCATCAGATAAAACCTTTACTGAGCTATACACTTCAGATGTATTAATAGCGCTCTCTTCATTAATAGTATTTCTGCTGCTATTAAATATGTTTAAAAACCAGTCTGACGGATTTCGTAAATCACTTAATTCATTTCCACCTGTCGGTGTTTTATTTCTAAATATCATCCTCTTTTCTCACCTCCTTTCAAAGCTAAAGTTGTCTTTCTAAAACATAGCTACACAACATTAAGACTGCTCCTAACACTATGAAACCTATTGTTTTACAAAATAAAAAGCCTGCGTACACAAAAGACACAAGGCTTGTTAAGAATAATAATCCTATTAATATTTGTAATAATGTTTTCACTAGAAACTAAATTCTCCTTTATCTATCATTTCATTTAAGTCATAGCTTATATTGTCACTGTACATTGCACGTGTAAAAGCAAAAATACCAGCCGCTGCCATATCTATCCTATCGCTAGACTTTTTCTTGTCTAACATGATGTTATCTTGAGCATCTGATTTTGTTACAGCATTACCCATACACCATGTGAGAGCTTTGTTTCCGTCATGATGTATTTTGCCTTCGTAAACACATTCTCTAAAATGTTTTGTTGGTTCATTAAGCGTAAGTACACCTTGACGTATTTCAACCATTAGATAACCTAACTTTTCCATTGTCTGAGACCATTGAGTAGCGTTGTAAGGATCATAACAAACTTCTTGAACGCTATATTTATTTCTCAACTCCTCAATATAATCAATTACAAAATCATAATCGATTACTTCTCCTGGTGTCTTAACAATCCAACCTTCCTCTACCCATTGAGAGTAGTTAACACGGTCTGTATTCATACGTTGAAACAACATATCTTCTGGCATAAAACCTTTACTACGTATTGCGTATTTATCATCACCTAATACGAATATAGAAGTAACCGCTGTTAAGTCTAACCTTTTTGATAAGTCAACTCCCACAAAGCACGGTTTACCTTCTAGTTCATCATCTGATACTTCGCAAAGCTTCCATTTTCCCATGTCCATATATTTATTTTCTGGAGCATTTACCCAGATATTCATATTCTTTGTTAAGAATTTAGACATTGTTTCCGGCTTATCAAGGGCTTCTTTTAATCTTTCACGTAAGAATTTTACACCCTCCGAATAACTAGCTAATATTGGATTAGCTTTTAACCAATTTGACTCATCTTTTATATCATCACCTTTATCTAACTCACACACCATAGCGTAATAACCGTTATTTTCAACTGGATTATTAGGATCTAATAATTTACTAACATAATCATATTCAGTTGAGTAACACGGATTGTTTAAATTGAATCCTGCTGTTGTAATAATGACTATCAAGGGTTGACTTCTCGCACCTTGTCCAGATTCTATTACGTCTAGTATTTCATCTGTAGGGTGTGCGTGATACTCGTCCATTGCTCCTACCTGTGGGTTAAATCCGTCCGCTGTTTTCCCAGAATCACGAGAAAGAGCCATAATATAACTGTTACTTTTCTCATGTTCAATTAAGCTACGTGTGATTTTAAATCTATTTCTGATTTGACTACCTTGTATTTGTGCTTTTATTTCTTTAAACACAATGTTTGCTTGGTCTCGCTTTGTTGCTCCTATATATGCTTCTGATGATGATTCTCCAAAAGCGGATATTTCATAAGATAAACAACAAGCTACATCTTGTGATTTAGCGTTCTTACGTCCTACTTGATAGTAAAACTTTCTAAATCTTCTTATACCAGTATCTTTATGAATCCACCCATAAATGTTAGACCAGTTAAATATCTGAATCGGAGCAGGATCTATATTTTGTCCAGCTAGTTTACCTTTAGTGTGTTTAAATAATGACATCCATTCTAAAAAATTCATAGCTTTATCATCATCAAAAATAAAAGGAAACTCTTCAGTTCCCTCTCTTTCTAAATCTTTTATAAATCTTAAACACGCCCATTTCTCTTTTTCACAAGCTATTCGTTCTCCATCAACTGCTTGTCTCGCCCACTCCTTCATTGCATCTTTTAACATTATAAATTAGCAAACCTCTCTTTAACAGGATCTACTGGAGCTTCCGAATAAGCTTTGTCCATAGCAATTTTCGCCCTTGCTACTGGTGTTAATCCTAGTTCAGATTGTAGAGATTTGAGTGTGTTAAATAAATCTTTTTGTCTAATCAGTAATGGATGTTGTCCAAGTCCATAATCTTTAGTTCGTTCTGCTTCAACTAATTTACCATGTCGTCTAAGTTCACGTTCTGTTTCTTTGTTATAACCCTGGTCTGTCATTAATCCATCACGTTGTATAATCTGACTACAGTCTACGTATTTTTCGTAAGTGTCACAATAAATAGCTAACACGTGTAAGTCAAGATTATTTAATAAGTCTATTGAGTCCGCTTGTGCAACTATAAACCTAAATTCTTTCTTTGCTAAGTCACCTAACCACTTAGGCGGCTTTAGTTTATCTTTTGGTAATTTTAACTCGGATTCTACTTGTTTTCTAGCCTCTAATTTTTGTTTTGAAACACCTTGTCTTTTTCCACTCAAAACCTTGAGAGACATTGGTTCTGCTTTCCTTGCCAAAATCATCACCACCTTTCTAAATTTACCTTATTTGAAAAAAATAATTAAATGCATTTTGCGTACAGATGAGGGGCGCCCGCTCCTGGGGAAATTGGTCGTCCGAGATTTTTCACGGGGGGTATCCCCAGGAAATAACCACCCCTACTTCTTGTAATGCTCAATCTTGTTGTGGCACTCTCTACACACACACTCGAGGTTGCTCATCTCAAGTCGCTTATCCCAATCTGTTCGTACTTCTATCTTGTGATGTACCAGGTTAGCTAGACCTCCACACATGCTACAAGTGAAACAGTCACGCTTCAATGCCTGCTGTCTAGCTTCCTTCCACTCTTTACTTCGATAGAACTTCATGACCTCGTCATGCTTACGTTGGTCATTGTAATATTTGTTTTG